ACCCCACCTTTTATTAGACAACCAGACCCACGTATGACAGGACAATCTGTATATACATTTCTTGCAGAAGATTTACTATTTACAGGTCAAGGATATTTAAGAACACTTGAACTTGGCACAGACGGACGACCTTTGTCTGCTGAATGGATTTCAGTAAGCCGTATTACAAGAACTTTAGATTCACTTGGACACAACGTACGTTACTACAGCGTAGACGGCAATCGTGTACCCGAAAATGGTTTAGGTTCACTTATTCCGTTTACTGGTTACGACGAGGGATTACTTGTAAGAGCAGGAACAACAATACTTACGGCATTAGCTTTAGAAAAGGCAGTTAAAAGATTTGCAGACGAACCAACACCTAACGTTGTGTTGAAATCAAACTTGCCAATGCCAGCCGAAAGAGTTACAGCCCTATTAAATTCTTGGAAAGAAGCAAGACAAACACGTGGCACAGCTTTTGTAAACGACACAATCGATTTTCAAAGCATAGGATTTAGCCCAGAACAATTAACGCTAAACCAAGCACGTCAATATATGGCTTCCGAAATTGCTAGGGCTTGTAATCTTCCTGAATACTATGTAGGTGGTAACGCAGGTGGTTCAATGACTTATTCAAACGTTACAGCTGAAAGACGAAGCCTTATAGATTTATCTTTACGTCCTTTAATGACTTCTATTACACAAAGACTTAGCGATAACGACATAACCCCACGTGGTTCAATAGTAAAATACAATTTAGAAGAATTTTATTCACCAAGCGCACAAGAACGCGCAGACATTTACAGTAAACTTATTCCTTTAGGTGTAATGACAGTAGAGGAAGCAAGAGAAAGGGAAGATTTGATAAATGAATAACTTTATTAAATTCTCAACCGACATTATCGCAGCTAATTCATCAAAACGTGAATTAACAGGCGTTATTGTTCCTTTTGGTCAGGTAGGACATACCAATATGGGTGACGTTGTATTTCAACAAGGCTCACTTAAAATCGGCGAAGGTATTAAACTTTTTACCGAACACGATATGACTAGACCAATAGGTAAATTATCAAGATATGAAGAAGACGACAAGGGAATTGTCGGAACATTCAAAATAGCAAGAACCAATGCAGGAGACGACGCATTAGCCGAAGCACAAGAAGGTTTAAGAACTGGTTTTAGCGTAGGCGCAATGATAGATGATTATGTCACTAAAGGTGAACAAGTAATTGTTAACGAAGCTACCCTAAAAGAGGTATCTCACGTCACATTCCCAGCATTTGGCGAATACGCCCAAATAACCGAAGTAGCTGCAAGCGCAGACACTTCACAACCAACAGAAAGCGAGGAAACTATCGTGTCAAACGAAGTTACCCCAGAAGTAGTAGAGGAAGTTGCAGCAGAAGTTGCAGCCCCAGCTGTTGAAGCCCAAGAACGCAACGCGCGTCCTGCAATCTTCACAGCACCACGAAGCCCAATTGTTTCTAAAGGTTCATACTTAGAACACAACATTCGTGCAGCACTTGGAAACGAAGACAGCCGTCAATATGTAATGGCAGCTGACACAACTTCCAACAACTCAGCATTTATTCCAACACCACAATCAACCGAAGTAATTAACGGCATTTCTAACGCTGATAGAGGATTTATTGACGCACTTTCACGCGCAACACTTCCAGCATCAGGTATGTCTTTTGAAATTCCAAAAATTACAACAGCACCAACAGTTGCACAAGCAGACGAAGCAGCAGCATTATCAGAAACAGATACAGCTTCTTCATTCGTATCAGTTGCAGTTAAAAAATTTGGTGGACAACAAACATTGTCAGTTGAATTACTAGACAGAAGCTCACCAGTATTTTTTGATGAACTTGTACGTCAAATGGAATTTGCATACGCAAAAGCAACAGACGCATACGTAATGGGCGAAGTTGCAAACGCAGGTACATTAAACGCAACAGCAGCAGACGAAGACAGAGAAGGACTATTAGAATACGTGTCCTCTGCAGCAGCAGCTGTTTATTCAGCTTCACTTGGCTTTGCTCGTAACATTGTAGTTAGCCCACAACAATGGGGTAAAATTATGAGTTACAACGAAGCAGGTCGTCCAATCTATACAGCGACCCAGCCAAGTAATGCCGGTGGAAATGTTTCTCCACAAAGTTTAAGAGGTCAAATTGCAGGACTTGATATGTACGTATCACGTTCAATGACTGGAACTGGTCAAACTGGTCTAGGCGATTACTCAATGGTTGTATTGAATCCTGATTCATACACCTGGTACGAATCACCAAGATTGTCACTACGCACAGCAGTAATTAACACAGGACAAATCGACGTAAATTATTACGGATTTGGTGCCCTTGCTACAAAAATTGCAGCTGGAGCAAACTGGTTTAACAAGGCTTAAACCCTAAAACGTGTGGGTGGTTCGCCCCTGTGCCACCCACACCCTTAAAGAAAGGAATATGAAATGCCAGTACTAGTAACAGCAGCTCAGTTAAGAGCTGTACTTGGCGTTCCAAATACTCTTTACGATGACACAGCATTAAACGCAATCATTGACACTTCCGAAGATGCTATTGGTGATTTTCTTATTCAATGGAAAGTCGGAATAGATAAACACAGATACGAAACAGCAACTAAAGCAATAATTCACACAACTAGACCACACCAATTTTATGTAGGACAATCAGTTGCCCATTCAGGCGTTGAAGCCAAAATAAACGGCAATAAAGCCGTAACAGAAATAATAGACCCATACACTTACAAGATAACTGTAGCTGCTGCTACACCTCACGAAGATTTTAATAACACAATACCTAATGGAATTGCTGCAGCAAATGACCTTTCACAATACAACGGCGTAGCAGCTATAGAAGAAGCTGTGCTACAAATTGCTGTAGACGTATTCCAATCAAGACTAGCTGCAGGTGGCACACAACAAGCCCTTGATTACACCCCAGCCCCTTACAGAATGGGCAGAACCCTTTTGTACAAAGTTACAGGTTTAATAAGTAAATACATTGACTCTAATAGTCAAGTAGGTTAACTATGCCTTTAAGTACGCTACGTTCAGGTCTTAAAACAGCAATTACCTCAAACACAAACTACACGGCTTACGACCACGTACCAGAAATTATAATTCCACCAGCAGCCCTAATTTTAGCTAGTGACCCATACCTAGAACCAATAGTTATAGGAAATTCAAAGAATTGGTACGTACGTCTAACACTAGAAGTCGTTAGCACAACGTATTCAAACCCAAGCGCGCTAACAAACTTGGAAGATGATATAGAAACAATCCTTGGACTTATACCGACAAATTGGATAATCTTGTCTGTAAGTAGCCCAAGAATTAGAAGCACTAATAGTACAGATTTATTAGCTGCTGAAATACAACTACAAACAGCCTACACAGGCTAGGAAAGGTAAGAAATGGCAACAACTATTTTAAGTGGTCGTAGTTTAACTTTAACTATTGCTACAAAAAACTATAGTGAACAAATTTTAGATTCTGCTATCAACTTTGATACCGAACGTTTAACTTTTGACACTCTTGCAGGCAAAGCCTACAAATACATTGATTCAAACGTCACTCTTGATATTAACTTCTTGAATGACTCAGGTAAAAGCCCAGACAGCTTGTACAAAGCATTATGGGACGCAACTGAATCAGCCCCAGACACAGCACTTGCTTTTGTGTTAACACTAACAACAGGTGTGTCATTAACTGGTACAGTATTACCACAATACCCAGGAATTTCTGCTTCAGGTGCAGACGCACAAACTTGTTCAGTATCACTACAAGTTGTCGGCATCCCAACAGAAGACCTAACCTAACAACAACAAACAGAACAGGGGCACACAAATGCTTAAACTAAAAATAGTATGGGAATTAGAAACAGGTGAGAAGTTTGAAGAATGGACAAGACCAATCGAACTTTCACTTGCAGAAAAAGAACTATATTCAGGCAAGTCAATTATTAAAATACTTACAGAAGAATCAAGCCCAAGTAACACACTTCTTTTATTCTTGGCTCATAAAATTCAGCAACGTGTTACCAAAAAAATCGAAAGTTTTGATTCTTGGAAAAGTAAAGTTACCGATATTGCAGCTGTTGATTTTGAGACAGCAAATTTTACCAAGCCCGAAGCGTCGGGCGTTTAGCAGTAGAGTTAGCAATAGCCACAGGTTTAACACCGGATTATTGGCTCAATGCAGAAGCCGAAATTTGGGCTACAGCTGTAGATGTATTGAACGAGCAAGCTAATGGCTAAAGCAATACAGTTAGTCAAAGTAGATAGAGATTATAATGGTCTTCTTCGTGCTTTCAGTAAAATGGATGAGATTGCTAAAAAAGATATGCAAGAGATTGCAGGAAAACTAGCTGAACGTGGTGCTAATTATGCTAAAGGCGCAGCTAATAACGCACCATACAATGTTAAACAAGCAAGAGCTGTAGCTGAGTCAATTGTAATTAAAGCTAAAGATAAAGCACCAAGTTTTAGCATTGGTGGTAAACGTCCTGTTGGCTCTAGTGCTTTTAGTGCTGGTTATGTGATAATGGGTAATGAATTTGGGTCAAAGCAATACAAGCAATTTCCTAGACGCTCTGGCAAGGGTGGTAAAGAGGGTTGGTGGTTGTATCGTGCTATGTCAAGATTTCAACCTACAATTGCTCAGGAATGGCTTAAAGGTTATGAACAAATTAGAAACGCTTGGAAAGCAGGTTTATAATGGCTGACATTAGGACACTTAAACTAGCGTTACTTGCTGACACTAAACAATTTGTAGACGGACTAGATAAAGCTGATAAAGAAACAAAAAGTTTTAGCAGTAAATTAGGTAGCGCACTTAAAACTGGTGCTGTGGCTTTTGCAGCTCTTGGTGCCGCTGCTGGTGCTTTAGCAATCAAAATTGGTATAGATGGTGTTAAGGCTGCTATAGATGATGAGAAAGCACAAGTTTCGTTAGCTAAGACTTTAGAAAATACAACTAAAGCAACTAAAGACCAAATTAAAGGTGTAGAACAATATATAGATAAAACTGCACGCGCTTCAGGTGTTGCAGACGACCTTCTTCGTCCGAGCCTAGATAGACTTGTTAGGTCAACTAAAGATGTAACTAAAGCACAAAAACTTCAACAACTAGCCCTTGACATTAGTGCTGGTACAGGTAAAGACCTTGCTACAGTTTCGGAAGCATTAGGTAAAGCCTATGACGGAAACCTTGGTGCGTTAAAACGTATTGGTGTTCCATTAAGTGCAAACATAATTGCAACTAAAGATTTTGCTGCAGCGCAAGAAGAACTTGCTAAAACTTTTGGTGGGCAAGCAGCTGCACAAGCTGATACTTTTGCTGGCAAAATGGCAAGGCTTAAAGTTGCTTTAGATGAAGCTAAGGAAGGAATAGGTCAAGCTCTTTTACCTATTCTTGAAAAACTTGCTACTTTGTTTGTTGATAAAATACTTCCTTTTATAGATATTGCTGTACAAAAGTTTAGTGTCTTTGCTGAAAGTGTTACCAAAAATCTTGACGAACCATTAAACAAAGTGGTAGATATTTGGACAAACTACGTTCTACCTGCATTACAATCTTTGTGGAGTTTCATTATTGACGTATGGGTTCCAGGAGTCAAAGCATATTTTACACCAATAATTGAAGGTATAGTTATTGCTTTTGATAAAGTTCGTGATGCTTTAGCAAGGAACGAAGAAAAACTTAAACCTTTATATGAAGCATTTAGTGTCTTTGTTCAATGGATAGCAACAACAGGTGCACCATTTATAGGTAAAGTGTTTGGTTTAGCCTTTCAAGCATTAGGCGCATACATATCTGCAGTTATTGACATTATTGCTGGAATTGTGGACGCAATAGATAAAGCCATAAAGACTGTTCAAAACTTTATAGACAAAATTAAGGAAGCAATTGATTTTGCTCAACGAATACCAGTAATCGGTAATATCATTCCAGGTTTACCTAGTGGTGCACCAGGTAAAGGTGGCACAGTTATAAATAACAACATAAACATTAAAGGCGCAATAGACCCTCAAGCCACAGCAAGAACTATTACAAAGGTTCAAAACACAGCAAATAAAACAACAGGTTTAAGAGCTTTTGCGTAACAATGACAATTTTTACACCAACATACAGAGTTACTATTGCTGGTATTGTACAAACTTCTACAACATTAGAGAACGCAACAATTACTTATGGTCGAAACGATTTTTTTGAAGCAACACAACCTAGTTATTGCAATTTAGAGTTATTAAATTTAGACGGCACAAGCCCAACAGTTGAACTGTTAGACACAATTCTTATTGAAGTTACTAACTCAGCAGGTACTTACGTCAAACTATTCACAGGTGAAGTGTCAGGTGTTTACAACAGACTTGCAGGTGCAGGCTTGGGTGGTAAACCTAACACATTACAAATACAAGCCATTGGTGCTCTTGGTTTACTTGTTAAACGTTACGCGGGTGCTGTTGCTTATCCAGAGGAATTAGACGGCGCACGTATTACACGTATCTTGGAAGAAACTTTATACGTTGCTTGGGAAGACATAAGTAACACATTTACTTGGAATGATTTTACAACTGAAACTTGGGCTAATTATGGTGTGCAAGGCATAGACACAATTGACCCTGGGCGTTATGAAGTACTAGCTAGACCAGCAAAAATCGAACAAGCGTATAACTTGACAGACACAACCCAACAATCAGCTTTAGGCTATTTATACGATACACCAGAATTTGAAATTGGATATGCCGATGCTGAAAGAAGAAGCGCTAACTACACAACTAACTTAATAGAACTTGACGCAAATCTTGTAAACGCTGACATACAAACAAGACTACAAACAGCAGACATTGTTAACAGCGTTGTTATCCAATATGATGACCCAGTTTTAGAAGTCGCAGCACAAAACGATACCTCAATAAATAACTATGGGTTGTTAGAAGAAGTCAGGTCAACAATTCTTGCCCAAACAGCAGACGCTACAGAACAAGCTACAAACTTTGTTAATTACAGAGGAACACCTAAAGTCTCATTAGAAGAAGTCACAGTTAACCTGGCTCATTCAGATATGACAAATACTGTTAGAGATAACCTTTTAGGTGTCTCAATGGATACCCTTTTATACTTAGACAATATCCCAGTAGGTCTAATAGCCGAGGGCTACAATGAGGGTTTTGTTGAGGGTTGGACTTGGACTCTGGGACGCAACAACCTGGAACTAACTATGTCTGTTTCTAACTCAATTTACTCAACACTTGATGTACAATGGGAAGACTACAACTCTGTTATTCAATGGCAGAACCTTGATAATGCTACTCGTTGGCTTGACGTTATTTAAGAAAAGGATAAACTAGAGATATGCCGAATACAACCAATTATTCATTCCCAACGCCTGCCGATACTGATTTAGTAAAAAATGGAGCAGACGCAATACGTGATTTAGGCGACGCTGTTGATACAGCTATGAACACAGCCCTTGGTACTAAAAAGGCTGGAATGGTTTTACTGAATACAACTAGTTTTAGTGCAGTAGCCAGCCAATCTGTTAATGATGTGTTTAGTGCAACTTACAAAAATTATTTAGTTCAGTTTAATATGTCTGGTTCAACAACTGCTACTGATGTTGCTATGAGATTAAGGGTTTCAGGTGCAGATAATTCTTCAACAAATTATACAAGAAGTGGTCTTTTTCAATCATCAACAAGTATTACTGGTCAAAGATTAACAGGTCAAACTTCTTGGGATGGTATTGCAGAAGTACAAAGTGCTTTACAAAATGCTTCACAATTTACAATTTTTAATCCTTTTGCAACAGCCGAAACAAGTGGTTTGGCTCATTTAAGTGGTGTAACTTCTGGCAATATAACTATGACATTAAGAACTTTTGGTATAAGTGTCACAACAAGTTACACAGGCTTTACCATAATTGCCGGGTCGGGCACGCTAACTGGCTCGCTCAGCGTGTATGGATTTAATGTTTAGGAGAATGAACAATGGCAACTGAAAAAATAATGATTGGTATTGACGATACAGTTATTGAACTTAAAGGTGCAGAAAAAGAAGCATTTATTGCTGATAGAGAAGAACGCGTTGCCCGAATTTCTTTAGTTGAAGCCGAGTATAAAGCCAAGCGAGATGCAAGAGAATCTGCAATTACAAAACTTGGTGAAATAGCAGGACTCACAAAAGAAGAACTAGATGCAATCCTTTAACCACAAACAATTTTCTTTAGCTGCAATTGCTTTCTTAGCAGCTTGGCAAGCAACAGACTTTGCCCTTGATTACAGAGCTGTATTAGGTGCTGTTGTAGCTGCTTCAATGGGAGCTATGAACCCTAATGCCAAAACCAAGATTAAGTAAAGCAGCTGAGCAATTACGCTCCGAAATAAACGCCAAGTATCCTAAGCGAGATAAACGTTCAGACGGCTGGATAGGCGACACTTCACACAACGCACGTAAGTCAGACCACAACCCAGATAAGAATGGGTGGGTTCGTGCTATAGATATTGACGCAGACCTTGTTAAAGGCTCATCTAAGGAATCCTGGTTATTAGCCGAGAAGATTAAGATGATAGCACTCAAGGGGGACAAAAGAATTAGTTACATTATTCATCAACACCGAATAGCCTCAGCACGTCAAAATTGGGCTTGGCGTGTCTACAAAGGGTCTAACCCTCACGTGTCACATATGCATATATCCTTTACTAAAGCTGGGGACTTAAACGGAAAAGGATTCGGAATATGAGCAAACCTAAAGCTAAGAAACAAACAATTGAACTACCTGATGTTATGGCTACTGAACTTGTACGCATCATTAACACAGCTCACGAAGACGGCAAACTAATAACAGGCTTTGTTGCTTGCTTAGAACTGTTTGATGGGCGTAAGAAAACTATAAAGATTGTTGCTAACCAAGATATGCCACAACATTCAGTATTTGGAATCATTAACTATGCAGCAGAAAAATACCAATTTACTCTTGCACCTGAAGAAGATGATGATGATTTTTATGACCCAGAATGGTTTGATGGTCAATGATAAATGAATTTATTGGCATCATTGGTTTACTTATTACTGTTCTTGTTTTGGTTATTAAAGCAACTTCAGAAATATCTAAAATGAAATCTCAATTGTTTCCTAATGGTGGAAGTTCTTTAGCAGATAAAGTGACACGCCTACAGTTAGATGTTGTTAAAATTCGTAGTACTATAGATAGTATTAGTACAGAGTTAGGCAAGCCTAAACGAAAGAGGTAACTATAAAACGTTACGTCGTTATATCAGATTTACAATACCCTTTTATTAAGAAATCTTACGTTGAAAGTCTTTTAGATTACATAGCCTACGTCAAACCAGATAAGTTACTTTGTGTTGGTGATGAACTTGATTGCCAAACAATATCAACTTATGCACGTGGCACAGCCCTAGAGTTTGAGGGTTCGTTACAAAAGAATATAATAGGTTTGAAAGGCTTGCTCAAAGAATTCCGTAGTGCTATTGGACGCAGTAAGCCTTTCCAAATACAACGAAGCAATCACACAATACGAATTGAAAAATACATAAGTCGTCACGCACCAGCGTTTAGTGTTATAGATGCAATCAAAATAGAAAACTTACTTGGATATAACGATAAAGATATAAAAGTTACTTATAACAGGTCTTTAACAGAAGTTGCTAAAGGCGTAATTATGGGTCACGGCGACGAGGGTAGGCTTTACAATCACGCAGGACAAACAGCTCTTGGACTAGCTACAAGAACAGGCAAGAATGTTGTTTGTGGTCATACACACAGACAGGGCATAAGCTCTGCAAGTCACGGCTTTGCTGGAAATCTTTCAACACTTTGGGGTATGGAAGTGGGGCATCTATGCGACCTTAATAGTTCTGGTATGCGTTATATGAAAGAGGGGCACGCTAACTGGCAAGCAGGCTTTGGAATCTTGTACGAGCAAGACG